AAATAAAAGGCGTTCAGATATATATCTGAACGCCCATATCTGTTAATTAAGTATTATTTCTAATACAGATCTCCAGAAGATCCTATGTCAATCAATCCAGCAGCATCCATTGATCCGCCTCTACCAGCATTACCAGTATCAACTAATTGTTCAATGTTTGTAATACCGTCGCCAGAAACAATGGACGGAGATCCATTTGGATTTGAAGATAAACCACCCATATGTTTTATTCCAAGCTCTCCACCAACCGCAACTGGTCTACCACCATTTAAGAAACTATAGATTCTTTCGGCTTGCCATGTCATTGTATCAGAAATAATCCAATCATCAGAGCTATATGTATAATCAATACCATTCATCCATACATTTTGAATAACTGTAGTTATTTGGTTGTCACGTTCTCTTTTTTGTTTATCTAATATAACAATATTAAAAGGATAAACTTGAGCGCTAACATGGGTATAACCGCGTCCAAATGCTTCTGCAATACGAAGTCGGTCTAATCTTACGCGAGTACAAGACCCTGAAATATCGGTAGATGATTTTGGAGCAGAATCAACATGTCCATCAGTACCAACCTCATCAATCATTTGAATTCCGCGTTTTTCATTAATAGTTAGTGATTTAATTGCTCCAACCACAGTATTATGAACCATGACAATTATGTTGGTAGATAGAGCAACACTAGTTTTATTTACTCCATTATCTGTTAAAGTAGTTCCTGTATTAGGTGCATTTGCCATTTAATTCTCCATTAATTATATTTGTCCAACATTAACTTTAATATAGATGAAATTAACTGGATATGTAGGTTGAACTCTAACAGAAATATCCCATTGTGTTGGATCCGTTGTATTTCTCATTATAGCTAAGTCAGCATATTGAGTTATTAGTCCTTGAGACACTAAAGAATTTAAGAGTATAACTGCACGAGTATTTAGAACCGAAGCAGTATTTATTGATTCTGGATTACCAACAAATCCTGCAAATCCAGCACGAAGAGTTTTAGCAACTCTATCTCTAATAAAAATGATGGAAATTTCTTGTTCTTCAGTATAACCGCTTTGAGATGTAGTTATACCCCAAATTATTCGCCCACCACCAGATACAGGTTGTAGTGTAGTTACACCAGCTTGAGCTAATTGTTCTAAAACTAAAGTAGAATATTGTTTAGTTCTAAGGATAGAGAAACCAGTCAATGTCTTGTTTGTTAATGGATTTTCTATTCTAATATCGGCAGAAACATAGCCTGCAGCAGCTGCAGCAATATAAAAACCATCAACTGTAGCGTTTTCAGTTCCAGCTTGAACAACGATTTGATCTGGAGCAAAATATACACAACGATATGTATTGCCAAAAGCGCTAGCAACAGAATAGTCTGCTAAATCTTCGATATTTCCAGCAAGAACTTCAGTTACACTATCACCTTGAATTCCTTCAAGAACACCAATGTCTTCTACTGCAGCATCTTCCGCTCCAGTTAGATTATCAGGAGTTAAACCTGAAATAGCTCCACAGAACATAACTCGTTCTTTTTTATTTCGGATATTACTCATTGATTTACAATGAGCTAAAGTATTTTGGAATATTACAGAAATAGTTTGTTTGGGTAGAGGAACTACAACATCGCATTCAATAGTTTCTAATGAATCTAGTGCATTAATCCAACCAGCATCATAGAATGCCGCATCTTTATCATCAATAATACTAACACGAAGTCTATTACCATTAGGAACAACATTATGATTAACTACTATATAAGAGCTAGTATCAGAAAGATCTAAAACTTCATATCTCATTAGACTTTCAGTAACAACAGTCTTTTTAATAGTGACTTGATTTGTTCCAGTGCTAATTATGTCATAAAGTCCATCATTATCATGTTGATCATTTGTAAGTAAAGACCCTGTAGAATTAATTTGGATCTTCATGGCAGCAATATTAGTAACCAAACTAAAATCTATAGTTACACTATTTAATGTAGCTGTAGCTGTTCCTAATAATCCGACCAAAACACCATCAGTTGCGGCATAACCATCATATACTAATCCTGTAGTAGGATCAATTATTTCTAATGAAACTGATGTCCCTGATGTAAAATCATCAAAATAAGGGGCTGCTGTTGTATGATAATTTTGAGGATCATTACTAGTTGTAACAGTAAGATTACCATTATTAACGGCAGATACTAAATAATATCCAATATTAGATTTATTTTCTGCATCAATAATATTTAATGTTTTACCAATATAAGAAGAATCAAAAGTAGTAGAACTACTAAAGGTGCCACGATTATTAACAGCATTATCTCTTGCGATATAGCCATCTAATCCAGTATTTAAATTTTCATATCCAAGTTTAACTGTATAATAATATGAGTATCCAGCAGGAGCAGAGACATCATCAAATACAAATGCACTAGTAGTTGGATTACCTGCAGTATCAAGTAAATAATAATCTAATTTATTTGGTAAAATTTGTGTTTCTACATTTGTTGTATTATTAGTTACAAAGAAGTGAATTGATGCATTAGCATCAACAGTTACTCCAGCTGGTAATGGAAAGATAAAATCATCTGGATTATCTGATGTAGCATCTACAGAATCTTCTAAAATATAAGAAGTTCTACGGGGCATTGATGGTGCGGCTTGGCAAGTCATAATTGCTGGTGCAGCATTAGCAAAAGCTAGTTGACAACCCAAACTAAGAGTATTATCTAGACTAGGATAACCATGGCGAACACTAACGTTTTGTAAGCCTTGTAATAGAACAGGATCATTAAGATTTGCTGTAGGAATATAAGTTGCGGATAAAGAATCGCTTCTAACTAATACTCCGCTTTCAATGATGATAGTGAAAGCATCACCTTCTCTAAATGGCACAGAAGAAACTCCACCAACTTTGGTTTCTGAAATAGACATACTGATAACAGTATTTGAAACAATTACTCCATTTGCAGTCCAAATAACGGGGTTACCATTACCATCTAGTTTTGCACCAGAAATAGATCCAAAAGCAATAAATTTTGCAGTATTTTGAATAGGAGCATTTAAAGCATCTCGGGCAACAGATATGCATCTCATTGTCCATGTTTCTGGAGGGGCATTAACATCAACTAAAGTTAATGTGCTAATATATCCATCACCAACGTTAGTAGTTAGCGGGGTATAATATGCTCCACCTTGATCTAAAAGATGTGCTGTTTGTAATTCAATACGACCAGTAGAAATATCTAAACGATAGTCATATCTATTACTAAAAGCATTTGAATCGATAAGAGATTCTAATCCAACTAAAGCAACACCATTTTTAAATAATTGGGTGCGATTAGAAATTACTGGATATAATGATAATTGGAAATGGCGACCATCAGCCCCAGTAGTTGATGTATAGGTAGAATTTAAACCATCTCTACCTCCACCAACTGCTTGGGATACCAAAACTTCTTCAGTGGCACCTTCACCAATAATTGTTGCTATGCGAGTTCCACCAGGAATTGAAACTCCTCTCGATTGTGTTACCACATCTGTAAAAACACCTGGTAGAACATTTGTTGCGCCTGGAATAGATGGCATTAAATTTCTCCTTGAAATTTATTAATTTTATACATACAGCTGATTGAACTATCAAGCATGTTTACCTTATTTTATGAACTCTTAATTGGGCTGATATATATATGCCCAACAATACCATTTATATTTATTTTTTTTTTATTTATTTCTTCCATTAACTGATTATGCAATTATGTCTAATAAACTAACATCAGTATTTATTGTTAAATTTTGAGCGGGTATTGGTGGATCTTGTGACATATTTTCAAAAGTTACAGTAAAACAAATAATATCAATAATATTACTGATAGGTATTTCCCTTCTCCATTCCGTTCTAATATCTAAAGTAATACTTTGTTTAAACAATTTGTCATTTCTATCATCTGTTTCCATAGGAGAACCGATATTAGGTGGTTTGACTATTACTCCTACATCATATAAAGAATCAACTGCAATTTCAGTAAATAGCATACCAATTGTTTCAACCAAATCATCTCTTGCTCTTAAGCTTCTAGATAATACATCTATTATAATTGAGCCTTCCCAAGCCCCAGTAGTTACGAAACAGGATGGTCTATGAACAGTTGTAGTATGACCAAAAGAATCTTCATAAACAATATCTTCGTATTGCACAGTTCCTTTATTTCTATTTATAGAAACTGGCACATATTTAGAACCATTATTTTTAATAAGTATTGCTGGATAAAACACACTATCATTCCTATAATTTTCTCCAATATATAATCTTGTGCTAATTAAATTATCGGTTAAGGCAGCAGATCCATTGCCAGTTGTAGGAATATCACTACCTGGAATTAAGTCGGTATGATCTGTAGTATTAGGAAAGCCCCATTGATCTTTAGAGTAATGATAATAACTATCTTGAGAAAAATAATCTTTTAAAGCGGCTAAAATAGCTTCTTTGGGATATACGATCATAGAAGATTGAACTATGTTATATATGTTTTGAAGATCACTTTTAAAAAAATTATTACTGCTCATGTTAGCTCAAATTACTAGAATTTGTATTTTACTGTAATATTTGATACAGTAAATTCAGTATCATAGCTTGTGTTTTTTATATAAACTAATGTTTCTAGTTGTAAATATCCTGCTGGAGTATTTTTATATTCATAAAAATATGGAGTTGGAAACGTTAAATCTGATGCAGTTAAAGTTATTGTATTAGTTTCTGGTGATGTTATAAATACATAGCTATCTACTGCGTCATCATCAGCTGATGATATTAAATTTCTAACAGAAAGAGTCATAGAAACCTGAGTAAATGAAGTTACTGGTGATAAAGTCCCTGTAACTGAAGCCGATATCAATGTAGAATTAATTGGTATCATATTATTTAAATCAAAAAATATTTTATATGTTACTGCATTCGCATCTGTAGTATGATTTATTACTACATCAGTACAATAACTATCCGAGGGTTTTGATGTTATTCGACTAGCTATAGAAGCCCAATTGCTATAAGTAATAGGAGCTGCTGAATTGGCTGCCGATAGTTGATGATATCCGGAAAAAATACGTAAATT